ACGGCATACGAAGTTGGTCAGTGACTGGAGTTCAGACGTGTGCTCTTCCGATCTAAAGATGAATTTAGTATAAATACACCGATTAAATTAAGGGAGAAAAACCATGAGTAATAAAGACCTAATAGAAAACATCGCAGACGGTGATGCATCCAGCTTTGAAGAATCTCTAAAGAGTGCAATGGACGGCAAAATGCGTGAATTCGTAGAATCAAAGTATGATGAAATGTTTGAAGCTGCGGAAGTTGTAGCAGAAGAGACAGACGAAAACGACGACGAATAAGGGGTTAACACAATGGCGAACTATAAAAACATAATTGCTGAAACGGTTCGCCGCAGACAAAACCCTGCACTTAACCGTTTCGTGGACAAACATGTTATCGACAAGAAGGATTATCCTGTTAAATCCGCAGAAGATGATGCGGGTAACGAGAAAGATGTATCTAGAAAAGCGGATAAGAAGAGTGAAGAGGATTCTAAAACGACTTACGAATCTTTTGGCGACTTTGTATCTGAATCCAGTGAAGAATTGGATGAAAGTCGCATTGCAGATGCAGTTGCGGCGGTCAAGAACGGTATGTCCAAAAGAGATGCTATACGAAAGTTTGGAATCGATGGCGGTCACCTAGCTAAAGCACTACCAAGAGATAAGTTTTATGAAGAAAAGGATTTGCAGGAATCTTCTGTAAAATCAGGCCAGATGAAATTGAAAGATGGTAGTAGCGTGAAGCTAAACGGCAAAGATGCAAAGATTTTGAATGATGTGTTGTCATCTTTGACAGGTAAGAACAAGAAGGAATTCATGGAAACTTTGACGTCCAGTAAAGACGAATTTGAAGATATCCTAGAGTTCTCAAGAGAGGCTTAAATGTTTTTAATCACAGAACTTAATGAGGAAGTCACTGTTATAAAAGAGGACTTGGATGAAGGTAAAGGTAGAAATTACTTCATTGAAGGCATCATTATGCAAAGTGATATCGAAAATAGAAACGGTAGAGTTTACCCTAAAAGCACGCTGATGAATGAGACCGCTAGATATAATGAAAATTTTGTATCTAAGAATAGAGCATATGGTGAATTAGGTCATCCAAAGGGTCCAACCATTAATCTAGACCGCGTATCTCACATGTTCACCGAATTGAAGGAAGACGGCACAGACGTCATTGGTAGAGCCAAAATAATGGACACTCCAATGGGCAAAATCGTCAAAAACTTCATAGATGAAGGTGCCTTTCTAGGCATATCCTCAAGAGGTATGGGTAGCATTAAGCGCAACTCTAGAGGCATCATGGAAGTACAAAGTGATTTCCATTTGGCTACTGCCGGTGATTTGGTCGCTGATCCATCTGCACCAGATGCATTCGTTAATGGTATCATGGAAGGAGTAAGCTTCTATCACGATTTGGCTTCCGGTAATTGGATGTCCGAGAATGATTTGGATGCAATTGAGGAAGAAATTAAAGAGACTGCTAAGCGTTCGGTGAAAGAATTGGAAGAAAAAGCAGGTCTTATGCTTGAAAAGTTTCTACTTACACTAGCGAAATAACAAGTATTATAAATACAATGAAAGTAAAGACATATTATTTCAAGGGAGAAAACCAATGAGTAAAGAGAATATCGTTGTAGATCAACTAGACGAAAAGAAAGCTACAGGAGAAAACTCTGTGGCGGCTGATCCAGTAGGTGGCGAAACACCTAAGCGTAAAGCTGATCTTAAGAAGAAAGTTGATCCTAATGCAGACACTGTAAAGGATGACGGTCCTAACAAAGGCCCAAACAAAGTAGGCATGAAAGAGGCCTTCTCTAAATTGTTTGATGGCGAAGGTCTTTCCGAAGACTTTAAGGAAAAAATTGTTGCTGTATTCGAAGCCGCAGTTGTTGATAAAACAGAAGCATTTGTTGCGGAAGAGGCTGAGCGTCTAGAAGGTGAATATGCTGCCAAATAGGAAGAGCATAAAGCTGAATTGGATGAGAAAGTTGGACACTACATGGATTATGCCATCAAAGAGTGGTATGAGGAAAATGAAGTTGCACTTGAATCCAACATCAAAGTCGAAGTTGCTGAATCACTTATGAGCGGTCTAAAGACTCTTGTAAATGAGCATAACATGGAAGTTGATTAGGACTCTAAGGCTGTAATGGAAGGCATGGAAACTCGCCTATCCGAAAGCGAAGAGAAGTACAACAAACTATTCGAAAAAATGACAAACATCTCAGAAGAGAAAGAGTCACTAGAAAAGTTTATCGCACTGGCAGAAGCATCTGATGGTTTGACTGATACACAGTCCGAGAAGCTAGAAACTCTAGCAGAAGGTCTATCATTCACAGATATCAAAGGATACAAGAACAAGCTTTTGGCGATTAAAGAGAACTATTTCTCCGAAGAAACTGTAGAAATTGAAGATGAAACAGTGAATCTAGAAGAGAACGTTGAAGTTGAAGACGATACAATTGTTTCTCTGGATGAAGGTGTCAATTCTTATGTTGCGGCACTAGGCAGAACAGCGAAATAACGTTTCGTATAAAAAAAGGAAGAAAAAAAAGAAAACATCAAGGGAGATTACAAACATGAGTTTTCAGAATAAAGAAATTCTAGAAAAGTGGGGACCTGTACTGGACCATGATTCACTACCATCTATTGATGAATCACACAGAAAAATGGTCACTGCACAGATTCTAGAAAACACTGAGCAAGAATTGGCTTCCGCTGGAAACGGCGCACCAATGAACCTATTGGCAGAAGATGCACCAACAAACAACACTGGTAACGTACAGAACTACAACCCTGTTCTTATCTCCCTTGTTCGCCGTGCGATGCCTAACCTAATCAGCTATGACATTATGGGTGTACAGCCAATGACAGGTCCAACCGGCTTGATCTTTGCTCTACGTTCTAATGACACTGTTAACACTTCTACTGAGACAGAAGCGTTCTACAATGAAGTTGATACAGACTTTACTGGTGCTGGTACACATACCGGTGCAACTGGTGAAACAGACGTTGGTAACACCTCTGTCTTTGAAACTGGTACTGGTATGGGAACATCTACCGCAGAAGCCCTAGGCTCTACAGGTGGTGATCCATTCCCAGAGATGGAACTATCCATTGATAAAGTAACTGTTACTGCACAATCCCGTGCATTGAAAGCTGAGTACAGCACCGAACTTGCACAAGACTTGATGGCTATCCACGGTCTTAACGCAGAAGCGGAACTGTCTAACATGCTTACAGCACGTCTATTGACAGATATCAACCGTGAAGCGGTAAGAACTGTTTATAGAATCGCTAAGCCTGGTGCTCAAAGCGATACAGCCGCGGCTGGTACATTCAACCTAGATGTTGATTCCAGTGGTCGTTGGAGTGTTGAAAAGTTCAAGGGACTTATGTTCCAAATTGAACGTGAAGCAAACGCTATTGCTAAGCAAACACGTATCGGACGTGGTAACTTGATTGTTTGTTCTTCTGATGTAGCATCCGCTCTACAGATGGCAGGCATGTTGGATAACACTCCTGCACTTGCTAAGAACAATGGCCTACAGCCAGATGACACAGGCGCAACATTCATTGGTGTCCTAAACGGTCGCTATAAAGTGTTTGTTGATCCTTATGCAACAGCTAACTATGTTGTTGTTGGTTATAAAGGTTCTAGCGCATTTGACGCTGGTGTGTTCTACTGCCCATACGTTCCACTACAAATGGTTCGCGCAGTTGGCGAAAACACATTCCAGCCAAAAATCGGCTTCAAAACTCGTTACGGAGAACGGAAGAGCGTCGGGAAGGGACACGGTGTAGGGCTCGGTGGGGGCCGGAGCGAGATAAGAAACTACCATCGATGTCACCGAAGGCGAAGTACCTGCCGAAGAGGACAGCGAAGATAAAGATGACGACGACAGCGATGAAAACGATAAAAAAAAAAGCGAAGACGATGGAAAGTCAGATAGAAAACAGCGTGGACGCAAAGGCCGCAACAACAAGCGCGGTCGCGGCAAACGGCATGTAGCCAAAACCAGCGACCAAGCGCGGCAAAAACGGATGGCCTTGCGTCGTCGGTATAAAATCCAAGACGTCATTCAACGCCGTCAGGTGGTTTTGGTGCAAGTGGTTAAAGAAGAGCGCGGCAATAAAGGCGCCGCCCTCACCTCTTATCTATCCTTGGCTGGTCGTTATTGCGTATTGATGCCAAACACCTCACATGGTGGTGGCATTAGCCGTAAGATCAGCAATTCCGGTGATCGCAAACGTTTGAAATCAATCATTGCCGACTTGAACCTACCCAACACCATGGGTTGCATCGTTCGCACCGCTGGCTTGTCCCGGACCAAGCCTGAAATCAAACGTGACTTTGATTATCTCGCCCGCCTGTGGGACGAAGTGCGCGAGAATACTCTAGGTGCGACTGCTCCAAAACTGATCCACAGCGACAGTGATTTGGTCAAACGCGCGATCCGCGATATTTATAATCGTGAGATTGAAGAAGTCTTGGTCGAAGGCGCAGACGGCTATGCTGCGGCGAAAAACTTCATGAAACTGCTGATGCCGAGCCATAGTCGGCGGGTCAAAAGCTATGCTGATCCGGTATCTTTGTTCCAACGCTATGGTGTCGAAGATCAACTCTCGGCGATGTATTCGCCTGAGGTACAGTTGAAATCTGGCGGTTATTTGGTCATCAATCCGACCGAAGCTTTGGTTTCGATCGACATTAACTCGGGTCGCAACACCCGCGAACATGGTATCGAAGCGACGGCGGTGAAAACCAACATCGAAGCGGCCCATGAAATTGCCCGGCAATTGCGGCTGCGCGATATGGCTGGCCTGGTGGTGATCGATTTCATCGACATGGATCGTCATGGCAATATCCGCAAAGTCGAACGGGCGATGCGCGATGCCTTGAAAAATGACCGTGCGCGCATTCAAGTGGGCCGGATATCTAGCTTTGGCTTGATGGAAATGAGCCGCCAGAGATTGCGCACGGGAGTACTAGAAGCGTCGTCACGCGAATGTCCGCATTGCGAAGGTACTGGCCTTGTTAGAACGGCGGCTTCTTCGGGACTGTCTGCTTTACGCCTCCTTGAGGAAGAAGCGGCAAAAGGCAAAGGTAATGTCATTACATTGCGAGCAAGCCAAGAAGCAGTCATTTACCTTCTTAATAACAAACGCAGTGAACTTGCCAGATCGGAAGAGCACACGTCTGAAATCCAGTCACTGACCAACCTCGTATGCCGTCTTCGG